AATAAGGCATTTCTAGAAGATATTGACGGTGTTACGCAATTCCTTACGGAAATCAGTGTCAGTTTCAGACTGATTACAAGGGAGAGATAACAAACTGATAAATTCCCTGAATGAAATCGCCAGAAGAAACCGCTCACAGAACGTTGCTACTGCGGCAGACCAGATGGTTCCACAGATATATGCTGCGATTATGAATCTTCTCTCCGGGATATTCCTTTACGAGAAGTCGAGTTCTGATTATGAAAATGAGCTTATGGATCTTTATTTTGCCATGGCTTCTGAATATCAGTACGAGACAGAGGTAAGAGAAAAGGCATACAGATTTGCAAAGTACATCCAGGAGGCAACCGAAAGAGCGGTAGCAAACGCCAACGGAAACGATGATTATAAAATGTCTCGCATGACCGGTGGCATTATGAAAGAAGAGGATGTTCCAAAGAGTGTTAAGCGGATGTTCTCGGAAGTCAGAGCAACCGAGATTGCCTTAAATGAAACCAACTGGATATATAACTGGATCAATCATCAGAACCTTGCCGGGAGGCAGGACACCCATACTTGGGTAAGTATGAGAGATGAACGTGTCCGGGTAAGCCATTGGGAGGCTGACGGGCAGACAGTTCCGATAAATGAGCCTTTTACCATCAATGGGTACAAAATGATGTTCCCGCTTGATGATAGTATGGGCGCACCGATAGATGAAATAATCAACTGCCGGTGCGTAGAATTATAAATTAGGAGGTAGAGCCAATGGCAACAGCAAGTAAAAAGACGGCAGCAGGCAAGAAGAAAATGGACGATAAGAAGAAAGTAGCAGCTTCCAAAAAGGAGACTGCGAAGAAATCTTCTGATAAGAAAGCGGCAGCTAAGAAGTCCACTGCAAAGAAAACTGCCACCAAGAAAACCACTGCCAAAAAGGCAGCAAAGAAAAACTAACTTCATACAGTTAGAGCCTATGTCGGTCTGTTAAGGAGGGATGGCAATGCCGAAGCTGAGACTTAAAGACCTCAGATTGAACCAAGTCCCTTTTTATTACCAGACCTATGACGGAACGGTGGATGAAGTGGACGAGGATGGCAACCTTACCGGGGAGAGCATACCGAAGTATTCAAATCCGGTTCGTGTACTTGCGAGAGTAAGTCCGAACTCAGGAAATGCCGAGGACTCCCCATTTGGTAAAGATATTGTCTACGACAAGACCATATCAACCGTACAGAAATTACCGATTGATGAATACTCAAAACTCTTCATAGATGTGGTTCCTATTCTCAACGAGGACGGTTCCACAGATACAGAACCGGATTATATATGTGTCTGCCCGAAACATGATTTGCAACAGAATCTATGGGCGATACGGAAGATTAAGGGGAATATCCATGCAGGACAAAATAACGATCAATCCCTTTGACCCGGACAGCATAGATGAGGCTATTAAGAAACTGGAAAAGCGGAAAGAGCGTATACACAAATGCGCAGAGAAACTTATACAGAGACTTACAGACCTCGGAGTTGAAAAGGCACAGGAGTTAGTTCCGGTTGATACCGGTACGGCAAGATCTTCCATTATCGGTTATCTGGATGAGGCAGAGGGAGTTGGAATCATAAGTGCCGGAGGGTATTGCAAGTACATTGAGTTTGGTACTGGTGTAAAGGGTAGGGACAACTCCCACCCAAGCGAAGAGTACAAGGCAATAATGAACTGGGCATACAATTCCGGGGCAACAATCTTTACCACGAAAGACGGCAGAGAGGGTTGGTATTATCCGGCTGATGATGGCACATGGCGATTTACAGAGGGTATGCCGTCAAGACCATTCATGTATGAGACGGCGCAATATCTGAGGAAAGAAGCACAAAAAATAGCAAGCGAGGTATTCAAGGATGGTTAAGGACAATGTGAATTTGTATTTTACGAACCTCCTGAAAGACTTGCAGAAACAATACAGCAGTTTGAAAGGAGGACAGGTGTATAAAGCTACACCACCGTCATTCCCCTATATGTATTTCAAACAGATAGGCGGAGACGGAGCGTTATCCACACTTTCAAATACAGAGGACGGTATCAATCTTGGATTGGAAGTCAAATTCTATTCAAACAAATCCGCCTCAGAAGTGCGGAAGTTAGCAAATTCCGCAAGGGAATATATGGTAGGGATTGGATTTCATTGCGACTACTTCTCCCCTGTGGAGAATGTAAGCGATACTTCCATTTCACAATTCCTTACCCGATTCTCAAAACTGGAAACATGATTAACTCCATCGGCTAGGGTCGCTCCCGAAAAGCACTCGCCTGGTGTCTGCCGGTGGTTTTAATAAATTCAAGGCTTTACCTCTTAGGCAAAGGAAAACACAAGGAGGTAGAACGAAGATGGCAAAATGTACAAACGTGACATATCTCATGCACGAGAAAGCAGATGCTCCCGGAACATTTGAGAAGTTGATCGACATTACTGAGTACCCGGATCTCGGTGGAGAAAAGGAAAAACTCGATGTTACAACACTTTCCGATACGAAGAAAAGAACCATTAACGGTATCGAGGACACAGGGGATCTTGCTTTCAAAGCATGGTATGAGAAAGCTGATTACAAGAAACTCTTGGATCTGCAGGAAGCGGGAAAAGTTGATAAATACCAGTTATGGTTTGGAGAAGAGGGTGTTGACGGCAAATGGGAGTGGGCCGGTGTTATGGCAGTATATCCGACAAGCGGATCTTCCAACAATGCGAGAGAAATGTCATTCTCCATTACTGATGAGGGCGAAGAGGCTCTTCATTATGTAACAGCGTGAAAAAGTGAAACAGCGGCAGGGGAATAATCCTCTGCCGTACAAATAGGACAGATTAACGAAAGGACGGTTAATAAGTATGATTTTACAGACAGCGAATGGACCTAAAGAGATTAAAGTAGCAGATCTCGATTTTACAAACCTTATGTGTGATCTTGAAGATCACGATGTAGATGTAATGGGACTTCTGGATGATGATACCAGAGAGAACATGAAGATTTTTAAGACAATCAGAGCGATCATCGCAGTCCTTACCGGCACAAAGGATCTTACAAAAGCCGGAAAGATACTGAGCGAACATTTGAAGTACGGTGGTTCCATGGATGAAGTCATGGAAGCCTTTACGGAGGCAATGAAAACCGCGGGTTTTGGCGAGGAAGCCGAGGAACCTCCGAAGAGCGGAGGAAAGAAAACCAAGGCGGCAACAGAGTAGAGGAAATAGATCTCAGTAAATACAAAACATTTACAGAGATTATCAATAAAGTTTGGCTTCCCAACGCTCTCCTTTATGGAGTTTCCTATGAGACCTTTTGGACATTAAACCCTACGAAATTAGAGCCATTCCAAAAGAAGAGAGAAATGGAAGCGAAAGAACAGGCCACAGCCTTAGATACGTTGGCGTGGTCCGTTGGTTCGTATGTCGTAGATATGCTATTTGGATGGGACTTAAGGTGATCATATATATCGGCCTTTTTATAGTATCCAGGATTGGAACAGCCCTCGATATAGATTTGATCGATTTCTGTTGTTTTGGTTGAATTTGCACAACCGGGTTTCATTTTGATTTTTGTTGCTTTCATTTTTGGTTCTTCCAGTTAGAATAATAGTTTAATCTATGTAAACAATAATAGAGAAACCATAACGAATAAAAGTTCTGCTTGAGGATAGGAACTAATCTGTGGTACAATGCTTTTGGGTAAGTATATATGTACGTAGGAGACCAGTATTCTATTCGTTAGATGCTGGTTTCTTTTTTTATTGGAATTTTTGTTTCTATACTCAATATAACAGCAATAAGAATAAAAGTCAAGATAAAATTTGTCCCAATATTGACAAAAATGTCCCATAGTGTTAAAGTGTTTATATAACAAAGAAGAATTAGGAGTGGAGCATATGAAAAAAAAGAGCGTTATTAATTTAATTAAATATCATGCAGAGAGTAATGATGCTGGTTTTCGAAGTGAAGCTTATGAAATAGCAAAAGATTTTGATCAAGCAGGAGACTATCAGCTTGCAGAATATATTATGGCATTGATGTCAAATGCTAATACCTTTATTCCACAAATGAGCGAGAATGAATCCGCAATGTTTGAAAAAGTAGAGAAAATAAGTGATCCTTTGTGGTTACCGGATGACGTTACGCAGGATTTGTTAGGAATAGTGCATGCGGTAGCGCATAATGCAGGAATCAATAAATTTCTTTTTCAAGGTGCACCAGGAACAGGTAAAACCGAGGCTGTTAAGCAGTTAGCACGAATATTGGAAAGAGAAATTTACATGGTTGATTTTTCTGCCATTATTGATAGTAAAATGGGTCAGACACAGAAGAATATGTCAGAATTATTTAAGGAAATAAATGGATTCGTTCATCCGGAAAAGGTAATTGTTCTATTTGATGAAATAGATGCAGTTGCGCTAGATAGAACAAATGCAAATGATTTACGCGAAATGGGAAGGGTAACTTCATCATTACTTAAGAATTTGGATCGTATGGATGAAAGAATAGTTTTAGTGGCTACTACCAATTTATTTGAACATTTTGATAAAGCACTGATAAGACGTTTTGACT